TATGTTAACCTCTTTGACAGAAAGGGCAGAGGCATCTACCAGACCTCAGTTTATATCCCCAAAGAAATCATTAGAGAATGGGGAACCGATGACACAATCATAGATCAATTTATGATAAATTACTATAAATTTGTAGTCATAAAAAAGAATAAAAAATAGTATAAATACGATAAAATAGTAACATTTTGTTGGGGGAAGTTCTGGTAAAAAATAATGCCATTATTTCCCGCTACATAAAAAATAACGTAAATTTGTATACCAAAACAACAAACAAAAAAAACAAGAAACCTTTATGAAAAAACTATTAGTTATTCTCTTGGCCGTTACACTTGTATCCTTTGCAGCAGAAAAGTTCATCGTTGTAAAGTTCAAGGAAGAGCAAATCAATTACCATTGGCAGAACTTAAACACAGTCAAGCAAGTAGTAAATCAAAGTGACCTGCCCCACCGACAAGTAGTATTCATCACGCAGTCTATCGACTCTTTGCAGAAGGATATCCAGTCAAATGTCACAATCGATTCTCTTGGCAAAAAATAAAAAATAGCTTAAATTTGGACTAGCAATGAAACAGGAAACCGTAGATAGCATCAAAGTTTGGTTATTCCCAAGTCTTGCTTCTGTCATCGGCTTTATGATTTTAACTGACGTCTCTGAAATAAAAAAAGACGTCAAGCAATTGATGGCGCAGTCCAATATCGACAAGACAAGAATAGATAATCTGGAAAGACAAGTTTTTGGCAAACCCATTACCTCTTCTTCCCCCAACGAAGAAAAAAGAACTATTAGATTGGCAAGTACATTCGCCATTCTTCCTTCCGAAATAGAATTAACAGAACCTCAAAACTAAGACTATGCAAAACTCTCCCTTTGGTAAACTGAATTTGCGCGACCTAATCAATGGTCTGGTTGTTGCCTTTCTTACCGCTTCCCTGACTGGTCTTATCCAGACACTTGATAGTGGCGTTCTTCCCACTTTGGCGGAGTTAAAGACAAGTGCCTTGTCGGGTACCGTAGCTTCCCTCGCATACTTACTGAAAAATCTGGTTACTAATTCTCAGGGTGAAATAGCAAAGCCTGAGTAAAAATCTTTTTATGGTAATTAATGGGTTAGTAAAGCGCAAGCTCTTATGGGTTTGCGCTTTTATTTTAACGAGCTGTAACGCCCCTGAGAGAGCTATGCGTGTTCTGGGAAGATATCCCTTAGAGGCATCTCAGTTTTGCTCTTTATCGTTTCCTGCTAAAGATACAACCATATATAGAGATAGCGTTGCCTATGATACGGTCTATGCTGTTACGCCAGTGCAGATAGATACGGTGTATAAAAATGATACGACTGTCATCACCATATCTTCCCCGGCAAAGACAATAACTAAAAAAGTATATATCACTAAGGAAGTAATTAAAGAGCCTACTCAAAAGATAGAGGAGCAACGGCAACTTTATTTATCGTGTGAGGGAAGATACCAAGCTCTATATCTAAAATGGGAAACGGCTGACAAGGAAAGGAGATCGTGGAGAGAAAGGTTCTGGTGGCTGATAGTAGTCCTTGCTGCTATGACCGGGTATATTGTTAGAAAACCGATAGCTAAACTACTTACTAAATTACCTTTATGATTGATGCCCTATTAATACCAAGGATCATCGATAACGGAATAAAATACGTCAAACTGTGAGCCTTCCAAAGTCAATAAAAAGGATTATTTGCGAAGATTATTGTCGCCAATTCCCCGACACAAAAGATTTAACCCTAGCCAAAAAAGTATACGAGGAAAACAAATCAAAGTTCAGAAGCTTAGAACAAGCAAGAAGTTTATTGAGGACGGCAAGAGGGCATATGGGCAAAAAGAACTTAGAAAGAATGTCAGATACATCTCTTGTAAAACCCCTTAATTACGATACCACGAATTCCCCGCGCCCCTTTAAAGAAAAGATAGAAACTTCAGCAAAAGTATTAATACTCGATATTGAAACCGCTCCCATACGAGCTTATGTGTGGGGAATTTGGAATCAAAATGTATCCTTGAATCAGATACAATCGGACTGGTTTTGTCTTACATGGGCCGCTAAATGGCTCTTTGAGGATAAGGTTTATAGTGGCAAGTTAACTCCAAAGGAAGTTAAAAAGCAAGACGACAAACGTATTATTAAGGGCGTCTGGGAACTCCTGAATGAGGCTGATATAGTTATAGCGCATAATGGCGAAAAGTTTGACCTTCCGAAACTTAATGCAAGATTTATTGTTAATGACCTACACCCACCACTTCCCTACCAGTCTATAGATACTTTAAAACACATTAGAAGGCAATTTGGCTTTACTTCTAATAAACTAGACTATGTTAACAAGTTACTGAATTTGGAGCGTAAAATGGACACAGGAGGCTTTGAGCTATGGGAAAGATGTATGTTAGGGGAACAAGCGGCACTCGATGAAATGGAAGGCTACAATATCAATGACGTTCGTATCCTTGAAGAGACTTATTTGCATATCCGACCTTGGATTAAACCCCATCCAAATATGGGATTGTTTATCCTTGACGAGAATCAACACAGATGTCCTTCTTGTGGATCTGCTGACCTTATTGAATCAGGTAAGGGTTATTACACCACCGTAAATGCTTATTTATCATTACGTTGTAATAACTGCGGAGCAACGGCTAGAAAAAGAGTTCCAGAAGTTACAATTAAACAACGCAGACATATCTTACAATCGTCGCCAAAATAATGTAAATTGCATTAAGAATGGAAGACCTCTTTGACGATATCCCTATCAACCTTTCCCCCCACGAAGATATAACAGCTTGCTTTAGTGCCTTGTCTGCGTTAGAAGATTTTGATTATGTTATGTTAGGGGAAGATGAGAAAGAGCTAATCAGGGAGATCCGCCAAATGTCGCTGAAGATTATACACGCTGGCATCAAGGAGATATACGAAACTAATTGTTATGACGAAGAAACCGATAACAGTTAAGTTTGGCAAGCTCGGTAAATACAAGGCCGATGGCTTAGCGTACGCCGATAAGAGGAAAATAATTATCGATAGCAGGCTGACGGGCGTTGAGTTACTGGAAACAATACTACACGAGATACTTCACATTCAGCAACCAGACCTATCCGAAGAGGCGGTACTTAGGTACTCCAAGGAGACGGCAGAGATACTCTGGAAGATAGGCTACCACTTGACCGATAGCGGTAAGTGATGTATAAAAGTACGCTTGGAATATCTTTAATCCTTGTGTAGATTTGCTTACAAACAAACAATAAATGATAGTAAATTTAAACGCCAATGAGGTGCTGGTCGCTACCTATATTGGATCAAGAAGAAACGCAGAGGCTTGTTTTAATGGCAGAAAAGCTCGCTTCCCGGAGAAAGTAGCGGGGGAATTGTGGGGGTTTCATATTGAAGCAGCACACGCAGAGTTAGCAGTCTGCAAATACTTAGGAATTTACTGGGGCTTTGGAGTAAATACATTTCACGTTCCTGATGTAGAGAATACTAACTTGGAGGTTAGGTGGTCGTCGCGGGAAGATATGAAGGTGCGGCCCGATGATGAAGGCATTATCGTTTCGGTAACGGGTAAGTGTCCTACCTATGAAATCAAAGGGTGGATGCGGGCCGAAGATGCCAAGCAAGAAAAGTACAAGTATAACAAAGAGCCTATATGCTACTTTGTACCCCATAGTGAACTTATACCTATCAACGCTTTATCCATAGGTATCCTTCGTGCAAAAGGAAAACGAGGTTGAGCGAGGCATAAACGAAAAGAGAGAAGGGCAACAAGACCATTGTTACAATCGCCAGTTCCCCCAGCCATAAAATAGGTTTGATGATGTGCTTCATCCGATTATAATTTTATACCAATTGGCATTTTCTTTCTGTAATTTATCGAATTTTTCTCGATTTTGTTTACGACAAGGCTTACAACTTTTGGGGTTGTAGTATTTATTCTTGTACTCGGAGGCGGGTTTTAGCTGTCCGCACTTCTTACAGCGTATCATTTTTTCCATAATAAAAAATTAAAAAAAGCTCCCGTATAAAAATACAGGAGCTACCCTAAAAAATGAAAAACTAAACCAACAGACTGTTATATA